TGCCTGGCGCTGAAACTAGAGTAATTGACCCAGACGGCTTGTTAATAGTAACACCAGTTGTTCTACTTGTAGTTTGCGTTACAGTTCCACCTACGCCTGATCCGTAGCCAAGGCTACCACCCGTGACGCTGAGCGCACCAGCGATAGTTACTACTCCTTCATTTCCTATTCTCATTCTTTCAGTTAACGCAGAAGTAGTGCTACTAGTATCTCTGTTAGCAAAAATAATGCTCATTGCACCATTGGCAGTATTTTTAACTCCAATTTTTGCCCCAATGTCATTGGTGCCTTCTTTGAAGGAAATGCTTTGCTCGGACCAAGTTGACCCTACAGCAGAATTTAATTGTAGCATATCAATACCACCAGACCAAGTTGGACCTGCACCTGAAATAGTTTTTACTAAAGTTGTTGTACCATTAACTGTTAACCCAGATGTTGTAAAATCAGCTATTCCTAATCCACCTACAGCTATGCGTATCTTTGACGATGCACTTGAATTTGTAAGTTGAGCAGTTAGGGGAGAAATATACACCCCAAAGTCTGTATCTACACTATTGCCACAGGAAAACGCTTGGCCGTTACTAACACGGCCGTTGATACTACCTGTTGAACTTAATGTACCAACGACAGTTAACCCGCTAGTTGATAAACTCATTCCATTGGCCTCTGCAATAGCACTGTTAGCTGTTACTGTTGGAGCAAAAGACCAAGAGCAAGTTTGGCTTTGTGGGTCTTGTCGATAAAGTATTGACCCAAAGGTTCCTTGCCGATTTTTCCAACCTTCATTAAAATACGCATTAGATACAAGGTTTGCTGTTGAGTTACCTGCATAGCCAACACCAAACCATCCACCAATATCAAGACATCCTGTGCCTGCTGCCCAAGGAGCAGACGACCCTATACTAGAATTCTGAGTAGTACTTAGAGCACCAGTAATAGATAGTCCGGTTGGAGTAACTCTTGCTTTTTCTATTCCATTAGATTCTAATGAAATTTCAGCACTACCGGATGTAACATAACTACTGTTTATATGCGTAGCATTAGAATCAACAGTAATATTACAAAACTGGTTAATAGGCGAGAAACTATTCACAGCAGAGACAGTAGTAGCTCTGCATAAATTTGTTGAACTCAAATTAGTAAAGCTACCTGCTGCGGCAGTAGTACCACCAATTACTGCACCGTCTACAGTTCCGCTATTTATTCCTGGACTAGTTAAGGTTTTGTTTGTAAGAGTTTGCACACCTGTTAAAGTTACATCACCAAGATTTGACCCAGATATTGATATATTTGCAGTAGTGCTAATTGCACCAGTTGCACCATCAATTGTTGTTCCTCCAATAACAAGATTGCCTGACACAGCATCAATTGTAGTTGTACCTACAGTTAGTCCGGTGTTGACTATAAAATTTCTATTTGACATATTAATCCTTTATAAATTCAAGAATGGGGGCATAAGCCCCCATTCTTTGTTTAAGTTACATCTTCTTACGCTGCAATATACGTTCTTTGTACTTTTGCTACGTTACCAGCACTAACACCTGTTGCTTGCAATATAACATTGCCAGCTGACACATTTGCAGTAAATGTTGCAATTGTGCTACCAGTTGAACTTACAATTGCGTAAGTTGTGCTGTAAGCATCAGTGCCATTGTGTGTCACTAATACTTCTGCTGCTTGGTATGTAGATCCATTTGACACAGAAATTACATACTTGGCAGTACGGTAAGTTGCTGCTGCAAAACTGTCAATAGTTACTGCTGATGTACCAAACGACACACCAGTTTCATTAGCAGTTAATGGAGCACCGTTAGTCAATGCTAATTTAGTGTTTGCAGTTAAAGTAGTAAATGTACCAGCTTCTGGAACTGCCCCACCAATTACTGTGTTATCAATTGCGTCTAGTGTAAAGCTTACACCAGTAATTGATCCACCTGTAATAACTACGTTACTTGCAAAAATGTTGTCTACTGGAGCACTTACGCTACCAATGTCCATTGGGCCAACTGGTAACAATGCACCAGTTGCACCATCCATCTTCCAAGTATTAGAAGTTGACGACACACCTGTCCAGAAATAAATTCCTGTGTCCTCTGGCATAACTTGGTTAAAGCCATTGCCACTTGCCATACCGCTAACTGTTTGTGTAGTTACTAACACACGAACGTCAATAACGTCAGTTGTTAATGGAGCTTCAGTGAACTGCAACGAAGTACCTGCAACTGCGTATGCCAAACCAGGGATTTGGACTACACCGTTGATACTTACGATAGTGCTGTTTGAAGTAGATGCTTCATTTAACGTAAAGTTAGTTGATAAACCATCACCAGTAAATTGCTGGTCAGTAATTAAGGTAAACACTGTCTCTGTGCTTGCCCAAATAGATCCGTTCCAGAATTCTAATTGGTTGAACGTAGAGTTGAAACGTGTCATACCCTTAGCAGGAGTAATTGGACGCTCTCCACTTGTACCAACTGGCATAATCATTGAGTCTGTGCTGTTAACAATAAACTTAGCACCACTTGTGAAGTCTCCAGACACGGCAGCATTTCCACCAACCATTACTTGGTTAGTTGACGAGCTAGCAAACAACAACGAGTTGTCACTTACACCCTTAACAATAGTATTTTGTGCAGACTTGTTAGAGTTTACATAAGCACCATTGCCAACGTTAACGTTACCAGACATACCAACACCGCCAAGAACCACAATTGATCCTGTGCTTGTGCTTGTGCTTTCTACACCACTGTTAGCAGTAAATACACCACCTACTAAAGCAGTGCTAGAAGTAGACAATGTTGTGAACGAACCAGTGCTTCCGCTAATTGGTGTAGCAGTAATAGCACCACCAGAGATAGCAACATTACCTGATGTCAAGTTAGTTACTGTACCATCAGTTGCACTCATTGTAGTAAACGAACCAGTGCTTCCGCTAATTGGTGTTCCAGTAATTGTGCCACCAGTAACTGCAACATTACCAGAAGCAAAGTTTGTTACTGTACCATCAGTTGCGCTCAATGTTGTAAATGCACCAGTGCTTCCGCTAATTGGCGTTCCAGTAATTGCACCACCAGTGATTTGTGCGTTAGCAGTAGTCATCGATGTAAATCCACCAGTGCTTCCTAAGATGCTTGTTGATGTAATTGCCCCGCCAGTAATTTGTGCGTTACCAGTGGATACTGTAGCTGCTGACAATACGCTTGTAGTTGTAGTTCCTGCAACATCTAAGTTACCTAATGTTCCAACCGAAGTTACGTTTGGCTGTGCAGCCGTTGTCAATGTACCACCAACGTTAGTTGCGTTCATTGTTGTAAACGTACCTGCTGCTGGAGCAACTGCACCAATTATTGTGCTGTTGATAGCGCCACCAGTTACTTGTGCGTTAGCAGTTGCTAAAACACCAGTAGTAGTTGTACCAGAAACGTCTAAACTTGTTAACGTACCAACTGAAGTTACATATGGCTGGGCATTTGTCTGCAATACACCAGTAATACCATCTGTCGCACTTAATGTAGTAAATGCACCTGTTGAAGGAATTGCATTACCAATTGGTGTGTTATTAATGCTATCTGCTGTGAAGCTTGCTGCGGTTAAGTTAGTAAACGAGCCAGTGCTTCCGCTAATTGGCGTGTTAGTAATGTTGCCACCAGTAACTTGTGCGTTAGCAGTTGTTAAAGTAGTAGCGGTCACTGCCATATTAGCAATAGTACCTGCTGTTACTGGATTAATAGTAACTGTGCCGGTTGCTGGTGCTAACGAAACATCGTTGTTTGCTGTAACTGTACCATTGAACACTGTCGCTGCGTTAGCAGTCAATGTACCATTTACTACTGTTGCGCCATTGGATGTCAACGTGCTGTTTGTAACTACTGCACCGTTAGCAGTAATAACACCAGACGTATTCAATGTAACTAAGTTAGAAATACCAGTAACGTCCAAGCTGCTTGTATTAGTATCAGTTGCGTCTAAAGTAGTAAACGCACCAGTCGAAGCAACTGCATTACCAATTGGAGTATTGTTAATGCTATCAGCTGTGAAGCTTGCTGCGGTTAAGCTAGAGAAAGTACCTGTTCCTGGAGTTACATCACCAATGTTAACATTGTTTACTGTACCTGTAGATCCTGGGAATATAGTTACTGCACCACTTGTATTAGCTGTAAAGCTTGTGCTTGCTGCTAATGTTGTGAACGAACCAGTTGTTCCAGTAATAGCACCACCAGAGATTTGTGCGTTAGCAGTTGTCAACACTGTTGCGTCAACTGTTGAAGCACTAAACGGAGTACCTGTAATAGCACCACCAGTTACTTGCGCGTTAGCAGTTACTAACGAACCTGTGTTTGTTTCACCGGTTACGGTTAAGCTTGTTAACGTACCAACTGATGTAACATTTGGTTGAGCTGCTGTTTGTAAAGTACCAGTTAAGTTAGTGCCAACAACATTTCCACGGAATTCTGAAGCCACTGTTGGCAAATTCAAGTTCCATGTTTGCGTTGCTTGCGTGTACAAAATAGTAGCTGCTGCTGGGCCGTCAACTGTAATACCAGCACCGTCTGCGGCTGTATCAGTTACTGCACCTTGTGCAATCGTAATATTTTTATCAGCTACAGTTAATGTAGTTGAGCTAACTGTAGTAACAGTTCCGTCAACTTGCAAGTTACCTGTAACTACAACATCACCACCAACATTTAAGTTTTTAGCAATACCAACACCACCAGCAACTACTAACGCACCGTTGCTTGTAGCTGTACTTTGAGTTGTATCAGTAATGCTTGTCAACCCACTGCTTGCCAACGTAGTAAATGCACCTGTTGAAGGAATTGCATTACCAATTGGTGTGTTGTTGATGCTATCTGCTGTGAAGCTTGCTGCTGTCAATGTCGTAAACGAACCAGTGCTTCCACTGATTGGTGTGTTAGTAATGTTACCACCAGTTACTTGTGCATTAGCAGTAGTCAACGACGTTACAGTTGTATCACCAGCACCCAATGCGCCAGAAACAGTTAACGTTGACAATGTACCAACACTGTTAATGTTTGGTTGTGCGTTAGTTAACAACGTACCAGTAATACCAGAACTTGCTTCTAATGTCGTAAACGATCCAGTGCTTCCGCTAATTGGAGTATTAGTAATTGCACCACCAGAAACTTGAGCGTTAGCAGTTGTTAACACTGTAAACGAACCAGTGCTTCCGCTAATTGGTGTGTTTGCAATATTACCGCCAGTAATTTGTGCGCTTGCTGTAGTTAAAATTGTTGCGTCTACTGTTGAACCAGTAAATGGTGTGCTATCAATTGTACCACCAGTAATTGTTACATTACCAGAAGCCAAGTTAGTTACTGTTCCATTTGTTGCACTTAATGTGGTTACACCAGTTATATTACCACCAGTAACTTGTGCATCAGCAGTAGTCATCGTTGTAAACGATCCAGTGCTTCCGCTAATTGGTGTTGTAGCAATTGATCCACCAGTAATTGTTACATTACCAGAAGCCAAGTTAGTTAACGTGCTATTAGCAGAGGTTAAGTTAGTTAAACCAGTAATGTTACCGCCAGTGATTAACACGTTAGACGAAGTAAAGTCACCGTGTATTTGACCACCAACCCATAAATCTTTAGCAATACCAACACCACCAGCTGTAACAAACGAACCAGTGGAAACGCTTGTTGAATCTGTAGTGCTGCTTAAAGTCTCAGACGTGCCAGCTAATGGTTTGTTTAGAGACCATGTATCTGCTGCACCGTCATACAATATAGTAGCGCCAGAACCAGCAACTGTTAAGCCAGCACCGTCAGCAGTAGCATTGCTTGTTGCACCAACTGCTAATGTAATATTGCGATCTGTCGTAGACAAGTCTGTAGAGTTAACTACAGTTGTTGAACCGTTAACTGTTAAGTTACCGCCAATGATTGTGTCGCCACCAACATTTAAGTTTTTAGCAATACCAACACCACCAGCAATAATAACTGCACCATTTGTAGTAGAAGTGCTTTGAGTTGTATCAGTAAATGTTACTGCACTATTAGCAGCCAAAGTCGTAAATGCCGCAGTTGATGGAACTGCATTGCCAATTGGAGTATTGTTAATGCTGTCAAAAGTTGCGCTGTCAGCCGTTAAGCTAGTAAACGAGCCAGTGCTTCCGCTAATTGGAGTATTAGTAATTGCACCACCAGTAATTGTGACATTACCAGAAGCCAAATTAGTTACAGTGCCGTCAGTTGCGCTTAACGTAGTTAAACCAGTTACATCACCGCCAGTGACTTGAGCATTACCAGTAGTCAATACTGTTGCACCAACTGTAGAACCAGAAACTGGAGTGTTAGTAATTGCGCCACCAGTAATTTGTGCGTTAGCAGTAGTTAAACTAGTAGCTGTTACAGTTACCGCTGTCAATGTACCACCGCTAATCTGTGCATCACTAGTTGTCATTGTTGTGAACGAACCAGTATTGCCGCTGATTGGGCTATTTGTAATTGCTACGCCAGTAATTGTACCACCAGTTACTGCAACATTGCTTGACACAAAATTGTCAATTGTACCATCTGTTACATCAACTGTAGTAGTACCAGCAATTGTTCCGCCAGTAACTTGTGCGTTAGCAGTAGTTAGGGAAGTTGCATTTACTGTTACACCACTTAAATCACCGCCAGTAACTTGGGCATTACCAGTAGTCAATACTGTTGCTCCAACCGTAGAACCAGAAACTGGAGTGTTAGTAATTGAACCACCAGTGATTTGTGCGTTTGATGTTACTAAGCTTGTCAATGTTACTGCAACGTTTGACAATGTTCCACCAGTGATTACTGCGTTAGCAGTAACTAAAGATCCAACTGACGCTTGACCTGTAATGGTAGCACTTGCTGCCGAAACGGCCCCGCCAATTGTAGCATCACCAGTTAATCCTAAATTAGGAATGTTAACGTCTTTGTTAAATGTCCAATCGTCATTTGTACCACTGTAAATCATTGTGGCACTTGCGCCAGCAACAGTTAAACCAGCACCGTCAGCTTGAGCTGCATTTGTTGCATCTTTAGCTAATGTTAAGTTTGTGTCACGGATAGCAACGTCTGTTGAATTAACAACTGTAGTGTTACCTTGAACAGTTAAGTCTCCAGAAACAACAATGCTTCCGCCAACATTTAAGTTTTTAGCAATACCAACCCCACCAGCAACTACCAACGCACCGTTGGATGTCAATGTGCTTTCTGTAGTATCAGTAACGCTTGCCAATCCGCTTGCTGCCAATGTAGTAAATGCACCTGTTGAAGGAACTGCATTGCCAATTGGAGTATTGTTAATACTATCAAACGAAGCTGCACCGCCAATTAATGTAGTGAACGTACCAGCTGCTGGAACTGTTCCACCAATTACTGTACCATCAATAGTACCACCGTTGATGTCAACATTAGAGAATGTGCTAGTGCCAGTTGATGATAAGTTACCACCGAAAGATCCAGCAGTTATTGTACCAGTTACTGCTAAATTGCCAGAAACTGTTTCATTACCATTAACTACTAAATCACTACCAATAATTACATCGCCTGTACCGTTAGCATTAATGTTAACGTCACCATCTAACGTGCTAGTAGTTATAGTGTTTCCACTAATAGTTAATTGTCCAAAAGACGAGTTATTAGAAACGCCTAACGAGCCAGTGTATGCATACCCTACAACGTAAATTGTTTTACCAGTTAATGCTGCTGGAACATTAGTATCTGCAAAGTTTAATACACCAGCTTGGTAATCAAAAATCCATGCATCATTATTAATACCGTCTGGCGCAAGTAATGTGCCAGTTGATTGAGGATTTGCTGCACCTAAGCTATCTGCATACACTTTAACTGTATACCCAGAGCCAAACTGTGGAGGAATCCAATTAGTAATGCTAGTAATCCAAGTACGAGTTGACGGCACTACAGTTGGGTCTGCGGCTGCCGCAATTGCTGCTGTACCAGTGTAAACTTGCACAACACTACCTGGAAGATTTCCAGGCGGTGGTGTTGATGGGATGCTACCAGATTGATTCCATAATGTGTCACCACGTACTAACAACGGGCTAGGAATAGCTTCGTTACTAGGAGATTTATTCCCTGCTACGTCTGTTTTTGTAACGCCAAATACTAATTTCTTGTACAGGTCGTCAATTTTTTGTGTATCGCTAATTGCCATTTTATTTTATCTCCTAGATTAGTTTGTTGCAACTGGGAAGCTTAATGCCGTTATGCTGTCGCCTGCGGCTAACGCAAATCGTACATAAATGTAAAAACTTGTGCTGTTGTGGCTTGATTCAGTACCAAAAGTAACTGTCTTGCTTTGTGTTACTAACGATCCAGTAGTTAAAGTACCACCAATCGAGCAACCTGCAGATCCATTACCACCAACACCAGTTCCTGGAACTCCAGATCCACCGTAAGAAACAGTAGGATCAATCCATCCGTTAGTTGGCGCGGCCGTAGTGTCCAATGACGAACCTGGCATTGCAACTTGGCAACCACTGATTTTACCAGTTAACGAAATGTTAAACTTAGATGTTGCATCACGTTGAATGCGGAATGTAATGTACTGTGTAGCAGAACGGCCAGAACTTAAATCAGGTCCAACTGGGAAATACCCAGTGCTGTAATTTGTTGTATCTTGTTTTGCTGCACCTGCAACCACCGAAGCTTCATAAGCAGCCAATGCAGATGCGCTGTTCCATGCTGTCATTCCTGACAATGTTGGTGTTAAGCCAGTTGCTAAGCCGCCAATACGAACTGCACTTGCAGAACCGCCAGAGCCAAACGCTCCAACTACTACATTTGCTTCGTTTACTTTAGATGTGTCAGATGTGTTAATAGTCAAAACTGTTCCTCCTGGAGATGCTGAACCTGTACCAGTTGCGTAGCTGTTTGCTACAGAGTAGCTTGGTCCTGTAGAACTTGATCCAGTAGCGTTAACAGTGTTAACGGTTGTAGAGAAAGTTGCATTACCAGATGCTACATATAAATTACGTGCTAGTGGTGTTGTTACGCCAGCTGCTGCGTATGTTACGCTAGCAGGAGCCTGGAATTGTCCACCTGCAGTGCCAGTTAAGAAAGTGTTAGATGCTGGATATAAATCTCCAGACAAGCGAGTTGCTGTACCTGTTCCTGTCCAAACTGTAGTGCTCGTGTAGTGAGGGATGCCCGAACTATAAGCAGTAACTTCAGTTGTTGGAGCAAACGTTGAGCTTGCAACTACTGGTGTACCAGGTGCGCTTGCATCATAGTACCATACTGGTGTATTAGTTGAAGTACCAGCTGTGTCTGTTAAGTACAACTCATTCCATCCTTGCGACACTGTACCAGCAGCCGTAGCGTCAAAACTTGTCCAGAAATTCAATGCTGTTGAAGTTTTTGTACCGTAATCTGCGTTATCGCTAATTACCAAATCACTGTATGTTCCGTTGTTACCTGTTCCAGCAACCATAACGTGGCTACCAGCAGCAACACCATTCTTCATTACAGAAACTGTGCCAGAGTCACCTGGGCCAACATCGTTAATAGTATTAACACTGTACGATGCTGCGCGGCGATACGATGTAACAGTAGAGCCAGCAGCTAATTGCTTGCCACCAGTCAATGTGTTGTCTGTTTGAGCAAAATCGGTCATACGCAAACCAGACGATGTAGACGCAACTGCAATTGTTGTTGCATTTGGGAATACAGGTGGTTGTGGAGGAACTAATTTACCTAAAATTTCATTTAACTTGTCTACGGCGTCAGTAACCATTGTGCCAGTTGTAAATGTGTTTATCGCTGGGCTGTTATCAACTAAAGTACCAACTGTTGGGGTACCTAATGTAATAACGTTACCAGTTACGGCTGCGCCAAATGCTTGGAATGTTGCAACACCTGCACCATTAGTAACTAATACAGAACCTGCTGTACCATCAACTTGCGGCAATGTAACTGCACCAACTTTAACTGAACCAGTTGCACTAATTTCGACGTTGCCAGTTGAAGTAATGCTGTTTGCAGAAACTACAATGTTTCCTAATGTAGATGCACCGTCAACGTCTAACGCTTGACCAACATTTAAGTTCTTAGCAACACCAACGCCACCAGCAACTGTTAACGCGCCATTTGTAGGCAATGTGCTTTGTGTTGTATCAGTAATGTTAGCTACACCACTAATTGATGTAGTTGACAACGATGTGTTACCACTTGCTGATAATTCAGTAAATGATCCAGTTGAACCGCTAATTGGGCTGCTAGTAATAGTAACGTTGCTTACTGCCCCGCCAGTTACTTGAGCGTTTGCTGTTGTAAGGCTAGTTGCAGAAGTTGCTGCTAATGTTGTAGCACCACTTGACGACAATGTCGTAAAGCTACCAGCCATATTGCTAATAGTACCAGTTGTCGCTGGATTAATAGTTACTGTGCCAGTACCTGTTGGCTGCATGCTAATTGTAGCATTAGAACCATTTGCAGTAAATGCGCCAGTGTCAACAATTGATGTAAATGTAGCATCAGCTGGTGTTGTTCCACCAATAGTGGTGTTGTCAATTGTTCCGCCAGTAATTGTTACATTACCTGAAACGATGTTACCAGTAAATGTGCTGCTTGATCCAGAAATGCTTAGGTTAGCAATAATGGTCTGACCGCCTGCTGCTGGAGTAATTACTAAATCTGACCCAGTTTGGGTAACAGTTGAAGTTCCGATAGTAACATTGTTACTAAAAATGTTTTTCCATGTATATGCTGCTGACCCAATGTCGTATGTGTTTGTTATTGACGGCAACATGCTTGCAGCAACAATAACATTACCTGTGCCGTTTGGATCTAATGTTAAGTTTTCGTTTGTACCACTTGTGGAAACAGTCGCATTTGGAGATGAAGCACCGCCAATGACAATAGATGTCTCAACAACTAAGTTTCCAACTGTAACATCAGCATAACCGCTGTTGTTAATAGAACCTACGGTTCCGCCAGTTTCAGTTGTGTATAAAGCAGCAAAGGTTTTGTGCGTTTCGTCCCAAATCCAAGCAGTGTTGAATGGATTTAAGTTTCTGTTAATTAACATACCTACGTCAGATGTTGGTAAACCTGAGTAGCCATTGTTGAAAACAACTAATGGATCGTTAACAAACGTGTTCGTGCTCGAGATAGTACTCGATTCTCCCATAACGCTCAAATTACCGACAACGGTGATGTTTGAGTTTAGGGTAAGATTTGGATTAAATAAACTACCTACAAGAGTTGCATCTGCAATCTTGGCGTATGTAATTGTTTTGTCGAATATTTGATTATTCTTAATGCGGGTAACAGCCATAGTAAAAGACTCCTTAACTAATAATTATTTATCAGTTTTACAGATAAACACTGCGCGGAGCGTGTTTTTAATCTATGCATAGATTAAAAATTATATAGCAAAATACGTTTTTAAAACTTTTACTTTAGTGTTTGAATCTGAGCTTACGGCGCTTAGAATGCAGTTATTGCCCCAAGCAAACGAATTCATTACTAATGAATTACTTCCTGCTGTCACTGGAGTACCCACTGCCGTATGTGTTACGTTGATTGTTGAGTAATCACTTCCTAGTTCCCCATTGTGGACCAACAATACATCAATAAGTTGAGCATTTTTATCAGCATAGGTAACTGAAAGCGTGTATTTTGCTGACTTATATACACCAAAAGGAAAGGAGTCAACAACTGTTTCAGTTTGATCAACAATTATGTCGGTTGAGTCTACTACGTTAATCGGAGCCACAGTAGCAATAGTTGATACTGATTGGCTTATAAATCTAACTTCTATAGTTTCAGACGGTAGAGGGGCTTCTGCAAATGTTAATTGGTTTTGCATTACTGCATACGCAACATTAGGTAACTGAACTACACCGTTAGTTGTTACAATAATGTTAGTAGCATGAGACGACAACACTAATGTGAAAGTAGTGGTGGTGCCATCACCATAGATTATTTGGCTGCTAACTTGTGATTGTGCGCCAACCCAGCTAGTACCATCGAAGCACTCTAAAATTCCACTTGTAGTGTTAAACCTTAAATACCCTCGAGCTGGTGTAGTTGGGCGCTCGGCAGTTGTGCCAACTGGTACTTGCAACGCAGTGTTTGCATCTACTTCAACTACATTTCCTAACGCAGGAGATAATACTAAACTACCAACACTTGAAATTGTTGAATTTGAAATAGTTACATTAGCCAATGTTGCACTTGTATTGGAGAACGTAGATATTGAAGTGCCGTCAATGTTTACTGTAAGTAAACCACCATTGCTAATTGGTGTGTCTACTAGGAACACTGAGCTGTCACCTTGCCATATTGCATTAGGCTGAAGATTTGCTATACTATTAGTAACATAGCTTACTGTAGCTGCGTCAGTTGGCAATGATGGGTACCCTACATTTCCAATTACCGACCCATTCACAAGTACATTGCCCAATGGGTTCAAAATAATGTTTGCAGTCGAGGATATTGTATACCCACTAATAGTTAAATTTCCAAAAGTGCCAGTTGTTAGATTTCCCAACCCTTTGTTACCTACATATCTACCACCACACACAAAGATTGTGTTATTGTCAAACGTCAGTGCAGGTAAATTATTTCCAACAAAATGTACTACACCAGCTTCATAATCAAAAAACCATTCATCATCGTTGTTTGTCCCAGCAGCATACAATTGTGTTCCATCAATTTGCGGATTTAAACTAGTTGATGGAGCTAAAAATACTTTAACTTGATACGTTGACCCATATTCAACTGGAATCCAATCAGTAAATGTAGTTAACCAAGTTCTATTTGGTGTTGCAGTTATATCCATAACACACTTAATTGCAGTTGATTGTCCGTAAACCTCAACCACACCCCCAGATGTCACTGGCAAAACAAGTGGGATTAGTTCAGACTGAGTCCAAATTCTATCACCAGGAAGAAACGGAGCACTTATAATACTTTCATTCGTGGCATCTTTAACTGTAGGTATAGCTGTTTTTGCGACTCCGTACCCGAGCTTTTTCCACAAATAATCGACTTGCTGGTTAATGCTAATTGTCATAGTTTATCCTAACTTATGCTGATACTTGTTAAAGTATCACCTGGCGATAGCATCACGCTAACTAAAATTTGATTTGCATACGAGTTGCTTGAATTTTCACTTCCTAGAGTAAGCTTTACAGTTTTTGCTGTAACTTGCTGTCCAACTGGTAGTACATCGCCTGCGGTTTTTGCGCAACCATTACTACCATTCCCACCTGCTGCGGTGTTTTCACCAGGAATTCCTGCCCCTGCATACACTTGAGTTGCATCTATCCATCCATTGTCTGAGCTAGTTGCATCAATTTGCGTTCCAGGTGCTGTAATCTTTAACCCAGAAATTCTACCTGTGTAAGCCACAGTGAAGTTGGCTACGATTGTTCTCTTAAACGCAAACCGTAAAAATTGTGGCCCTACGTTATTGCTTAAATTCGGACCTTGTGGTAAGTACACACTGTAATCAGTTGTGTCATGTTCTAGCACACCAAATTTAACAACTGCGTCGTCTGACCCTGCTGGCAATGGACCAGACAGCAACTGATCAACATAGTAGTCAATTGTTGAAGAAAATGTCGGTGATGCTCCTTGAGATCCAATGTCAATACGCTTTCCGTTTGTTGTATACCCTAATCCTAAGGTAGGTGACACTGGAATATTAAATTCGTCAAATCCGTATGGTGCTGCTGCATAAACGTTAATCGGCGTTTGAATTTCAACTGGATTACTTTCACCATTTACATTTTTTAACGTCACTTGCACTTTACCCGTAGCAGACACTAGAGGATTTACGTTTATTGTTACAGGAGCAATTGTATATGGAGTAGTGATAGTAGATCCAGTATTTGCAATAGGAACGCCAGTATTTAAATATGGAGATGAGCTGTTATTTAAATCTGCATACGTTTTTACTTGCGGCAACACAATTTGCCCAGTTCCAGCTATTGTGCTAGATGTAGAAATAGTCAACGGGGAGGTTGATGCAGTGTATGTTTGCCCTATCCAGTTAAACGCTTTTACCCCGCTAAGTTCTAATACTCCGCCTGTACTAAAGTATGGTATACCTGAAATATATACAATATTACCTGGCGTTTGTGTAGTAAGTAGGCAATTAGAAACATCTAATGTTGGAATGGTAGTTACGTTATCCCTAATGAACCCAGCCACATTAGTAGTTCCCTCAGCAGTATGCGTTATTTTAAATGTGTTATATCCAACTTGCAAATCAATTGCTGCCTTTTCTATTTTCCCACTGAACACTTTAAAGAAATTTGTTGGGTACACCAATGGATCATATGCATGAGCGTCACGATCAACAGTAACATGCAAAGAACCATATATACCTACGTCATCTCCACTAGTAAGTGTTACTGCTGGCTCAGATGTTCCGTTTATTTCAGCAATTAAAGATCCAGCATACGAATTATACGCATCTGCTATTACTGTAGTAGATATAGTTGGAAGTGTTACTGGTACTCGTGAAACTGGAGTACCTGGCAATGGCTCTGGCAATAAAGAGTTGTTTGTAATAGAGTAAGCAACCAATGGGTTATTACCAATTGACTGCACAGACAGCAATTTACTGCTTAGGCTTGGAGGTGGCGGTGGCGGTGGTAATATGCTAACGTAGTTTTGTTTAGTTAGCGTATCGTCAGTCAACGTTAAGCTAGTATCCCCAGTAGCAAGCAATGACACTGAGAAACTACCAGGCGATTGGTACAAATGTGTTATTGGTCCTCCCATAACACTACCAACGTCACCCTCAGCTAGAGTAGGGCCTGTAACCCCATCGCCGTAAGTCCATTGGTATGAGTTAGTGTTCAACGAAGAATTAGTAAAAGTAATATTGCCACGATTAGCGCCAGACAAATCTATAAAATTATAACCTGTTTGCTGTGTGTCACCAACACGATCACTTAAAATCGCAGCCCTGGCTGAATAAATTGCAGTTGGTGCTGGTATCACAGTAATTTGTTTTGTTACTGCGTAAAATGGTGATAACGAATGACCTGTTTCTACAGTCATTGTTACTGTAAACACTTGGCTTATTGTTGGGTGTGTAAGAGTAAATGCATGTGAAATATCATTACCTACATTCCCAGGAGATGAGTTGTTAACTGTTACATTAGTAAACGTACCATCGCCCCAATCCCATACTATTTTGTTTGCAGGGAAAATTGTTGTTTGGCCAATTGTAGGCAACGAAGTATTACTAAAAGTAACTACTAACCCGTTAGGCACAGACGCATGCTGGTTATTACCAGACGTAGGCGTTGCAGTAAACGACGGAGTTTGATTTGCAAAAACTAGAATAGTAGTTGGTGCCGACGTAACATATGACGATGCACCAGCAGTTGGATTGTGAGCAGTAAGTGTAATGTTGTACGATGTATCGCTCGTAACTGTGTATTGGTGTGAGATTGGGCCACCAGTTGGACCTCCAGCATCTGAGTTACTTAGCACTTGATCAGATGTTCCATCACCCCAGTGTACAATGTACGAAACACCATTTAAACTTAAATTAGTAAGCGAAACAGAACTACCAGAGTCAATTGATGTATCATTTACAGAAAACAATGGAACAGGTACTGGAGTATATAGTGATATATAATTCGGTTTAGTTATGTCATGATAACTACCTTGAGCACCGCTACCATTTGCTCCAGAGCCACTTAATGTACCTTGCGTGTTAAACGCTTTAAAATATACTGAAAATTGACCACCAGCCGCACTGCTATACGTGTGCACTGGGTTTCGTAAAGCACTAGTTGTACCGTCCCCAAACTCCCACAAAAACGAAGTTGGATTTCCAACTATTGAAGAATTAAATTGCACCGTCAATGGGCTGTTGCCAGAAACTACATTTGCAGTAAAATCAACTTGACCAACATACGTGTTTTTATACACATTTAGCATAACTTGGTTTAGCGCATCTACTGCATCAGTTACAGTAGTTGTCTCAGTCCAGTACCGATAAGAAGCGTTGTCAATTACAGACCCGTCAGTTGGCGTTCCTAAAACTATGCTCATACCGTTTAACGACAAGCTTGAGCCAACAGAATTTATATCTTTCCATGACGTATTACTGTTACCATCAGTAGTTAAAATGTAATTTAACTGCCCACCACCAATTTTAACTTTAGCTACATCACCAAGTTCTACATTGCCAACTGGAGAAAATATTAAATCTGTTGCTGCTGATAACGTTGATCCATTTATTTTAACCCCATCAATAAGAGCATTTCCAACTACTGTAAATGTTTCACTTTTACTAATTGTGTTAGTGTTGACCCCAAGCTTAAAGTTAGCAAAGTCAAGATAAAGCAACGGATGATCATCAGTAGTAAACTGTAGATCTACTCCTTGCCGATCTAAATCAGATTGTAATAGCGGCCCCTTTACTCGACCAATTGATGACATATCTGCTCCATGTTATTGCACCACAGTGCTGTTTAAATTGTGTAACACAATGACAGGAATATTAAAATTTGGTGCACTAGCAAACGTAATAATTCCTTGGCTTGCTGTATTAATACTTACTGTGTATGTAATTTGTGGATCTTGGAAAATATTACCCACAAACACCAAAAGATCAGTTTCTCTACCAGCAGCATATTTCTGTGACAAAACAAACTCAGTAGTAACACCATCCCCAACGAAAGAATCTTTAACAACGTCAACTTTACCAGCTAACCCAATGGAATGCCATGCACCAAGATAAAAAACTTCGACATTGCTTATAGATGAATTGTATCGCACTTGGCCAGATTCTGGAAACTGTGGCCCAATTGAATTACTACCAATAGGTAACTGTATTGCATAACTTCTCGATACAAGTTTTGCGTTTTTAACAAATTTCCCCATGTTAAACTCCAACGTAGCTTACAGTTGCAACTATTGTACCATCTTGTGACGCTACTGCAACCACTGAATCTCCGTGATCTAAAATTAGCCGCTCAGTATCAACTACAAAAGTATCAGTTGGTGAAATTTGCACGTTATAGTAAATTACATTTGCTATCGATGCTGTTCCACCAGCAGGAACTGCATGCACAGTAAATGTTTGTGATCCAGAGCTTACGTTGCAAAAATACATCAAAGATATAGCAGATGTGTTGCTACTTGCATAAATTTGTGCAGGTACAGTACCTAATGTCGTGTTTCTAATAGCCATGAGTAATCCTAAAATATTAATGAGTATACAATTGCTTTACGTTTTGTAATAAGTTCTTGATTATACTCAACGTTGTTTATAACGTAAAGTCCCGTGCCACCACCAGACACGTCACCAGCTTTGAGCAAGTTAAATCCTGGTGTATCAGCTGCTGGCGTTGCCGCAGTTTTACTTAATTGTAACATAGAGTTAATTTGAACTTTTCCAACTGGGTCTAAAACAATGTCATCAAAGGATGTTATTGTCCTGCCATTGACATCTAAATTACCACCAAGCATTGGCGCAGGATCTTCAATAACAGCCGTCAAATAGTCTCCAAACTGAGATGTGGCTATATTTAAAAAAGTTGATCCGTCATTAGTTAATGACCACCGATGAGTAGATTCATTCCATAAAATAGAAACATTTGGTAAAGCGCCGCGGTCAACCTCAATACCAGTTTTAATGTTACTTGAGGCTGCAACTACTGGGTCAAGACCTTTTGACAATGTTAATTTGTTGTCAGATATATAAGTGTCTGTTGATTGTATGGATGTTGACGTTCCCATAACAACTAAGTTACCATGCACTGTTAGCAATGCATCATTTCGTGATGCTACGCCAATGGTAACATTGGTAATGGACCCATCTTATTCCTATGTAGTTAAGTATTTATACTGAATAAAAAATCATAAAAAAACGGCAGTCAGGCTGCCGTTTTTGTTAATTGATAAATTAAACTGCTTCTGCAACTACCTTGGTGCCCGACGCATTAAATGCCCAAGAAAATTTTGCACCAGCAAAATCCCACAAATAGCGATTTGTGATTTTCTTAGCAAAAAATGCTGGTCCGCTTGCTGGAGTAACCTTAAGGCTCATTTCACCGATATCTGGTGTAGCAGAGTCAACAAAAGTGCAAGTTAACTTATTACCAGAACCGTCAACAACTACAAACGAACGTTGTTTCTTTTGCTGTAACAAACCAGCAGTTACTACGGTGCCAGAAATATTTGCTTTAACCGATAATTGTTGTCCTGCTTTTGATACAGGTCCACCTACTTTGTGTAAATTTAAAGGACGTCCCATTTTGATTTCTCCTATGTTAAATGGCGTTCTAGGCCATACGCAGATGGGTGTCTGCATAAATTGCTATTGAACATAGTTATTTATACTTTGTTTGGATTCATCTTACAGTTATCACCGTGCCAACGTGAATACAATAACTTCTTCATCTGTGTCTTGCAATGTGGACAGGTGAGAACAATTTGTGAATGATGTATACCATCCGCTGCTAACTGTTTTAGCGTTGCTGCCCGCTTTGCTGTTGACGATTCGGCTTTTGGTCTTCCAACAAGTGAGTTAGATCTCTGTTTTTTGCCTTCCTCACTCATAGGACCTTTTAAAATCCCAGTCATCCCTCTAGACATTCTTTCACGTTGTTCTTCAGTTCGTTTCATACCAGTACGGTTAGCAATACTACGAGCAAGTTGTTCGGGTGTGAGTTGCCTGCCTAGCATTTTCTCCCGTTGCTTTTGCTTTGATTCTTCTGATCGTGGCCTACGTTTATGCGGGAAGTCTTTCCCAGTCATAAACTCTGAATGTATTTTTGCAACCAACGGTTTAATTCTTGCATACACTCTACTTGTTATTTTTGTTTCGTATCTTTCTTGGCCGTTGTTCATACGTTTCATTCCGTTGAGTGCGTGTAGCATAGAATGATATGCTGCACCCGACGTCATTTTTATAAGCAGCCAATGGCAAATAAAATGTTCACGAGCAGTAAGACGCACCATATTATCCGGATCTAGCGTGCCACCCATAGAATCAGGGATAATATGATGGTTTTCAGTATAGCCTAGTGTAACTCTGCTCTTCGCAGCATCGACTATTCTATAATAGGCCTTGGTGTATTTTGAATTGTTAAACATAATAGTATTTATGTAAAGTCTAACATTTCAATAAATAATAGTCAATGAAAAAGGACCGAAGTCCTTTTTCTTGCTAACCATTTTCCTTGACTTTTTAGATCACTGGAAACTCAGGTTCTGCATTTGGATTTCTCCAAGATAGTCGCCAGCATTGCCTAAACTGCTTGCAGTATTTGTCAATTCGACATACCCATAGCGTGTCAAGAAGCCAACTACTGGTTCGAAAGTCTGTGGGTCAAGAATAACACCAGAAGACATCAACGGAACATCAGCTTCCGAAGTACCTTTGTATCCAACCAAGATTGGAGTGGTATCGCTAGCATAGCTGTCAACATACACTTTCATTGCGCTGTTCAATGTACCAACAAACTTGGTGTTTGTAGGTGCTTCAAAAGTGCCTTCAGTTGTACGAGCAAAAGCGGAAGTAGTAGCCGATTGCAACACGGTTAATGCTGCTGGGGATACAACTGCCCAGTTACCTGCGCCACGACGTGTACGTGTAGCGATCTTGTTTGCAACGCGGTTAATCAACACTGCCAAAGCAGCATGTTCGTCACCAACGAAAGTTGCAGTTCCGCTTACAGAAGCTTGGTCGAAAGTTTCTTCAGTTGCTGCAAGAGCACGTAAAGAACCCAAGATTTCTTGGTCGATTTCAACTGTAATTTCTTGTGCCAAAGCAGCCATAATTTCTGCTTCTACATCAAGACCGTGCATAGCTTGAGCATCTTGTGCTGCTTCAAAAGTCCAACGAGCGCTTAACTTGCGGGATTTTGCTTCAACAACTTGTTTCAAGATTTGAACGTTCATGCGCTTACCTGGTACACCTTCTAACGAAGCTGTATTGTCAGCACGGCCAGTTCCAGAGTTACCGGAATAAGCAACCGCAATCTTGAATGGGCTCAATGCTTCGTCACCAGCGTTTGTGCTAGTACCGTAGCCAGAACCGTCAGCCATGTTATCAGCATAACGCACACGTAAAGTATGGATCTGTGCAACAGGGCCAGTCATTGGCTGAACACCAACGATTTCATTCGCAATAACTGTCGGCATAACACGACGAATTACTGGAAGAATAACGCGGTTTAAAGAAGCAACGTTAGCTGCTTGAGTAGCGCCACCAGTAGCATTTTCAGCTAAGTGCTTGCGGGTATTTTCTAAAATAACCGCCATTGACGTACGGCGTGATCCTTGTAAACCTTCTAACAGGGCCTCTTTGGTCTCACTCCAACGGCTTTCTAATAATGTAGACATTTTCTTTCTCTCCTAAGATTTTATTTAAGCCCTGCTAACCGTTTGATATCAACAACATTGTCTGTGTTCATATCGACTTGTGGTTTAGCAGTTTTATCACCCGTCACTGTCGAACGACTTTCTGACAACATCGTTGCTTTTGGCGCTGGTGCTGCTTTAGAGTTGTTTAACACTGCTGGAAGATACTTTTCATATACAGAACGCAATTTTGTGGTCTGTACATTTTCAAGTAGATCTGACATCACTGATGCCTTATCTTTGTTAAGCGGGCCAAGCAGTTCGGCTAAGACTTGCTTGCGTGTAACATTTTCTTGAATAACTTTGATTTCACGGTCTTTTGACTCAACTAACTTCGATGCTTTAGTTGCAGTTACTTTTGCTTCTTCGAGTTGACGATTTTTAGCTTTCACTAATGATGTAAGCTTTGCAATTTCCTTGTTCTCATTTAAATGAGTAGCAGTGAATTCGCTAGCAAACGCTTCGAACAAACGACGACCAAACATATTTTACCCAATTCAGACCCTAGACTTTTTGTAACTGATTCTTTGACAAGTTTTGCACTTCTAGCGACAAATGCTTGTTGCATTTCTGCCATTTTTTGTTTGGCACCTGCAATTAAACGCACTTTTGTTTCTACAACTTCTCTCTTGTCTTTTGCAAACTCGTTAATTTCGTTGGATAATTGAGCCATAACAAATTGTTCTAACTTGTTCAAGCTTTCATTTTGTGTCCGACGATCTTTACGCAACTCTTTGATTTCTTCGGCTAATTTCTCAACCATGAAGTCATTGAACTTTCCGCTAGATTCACGCATGTAAGTTTTAAACTTAACGCGATCCTCTGACAGAGATTGCTTCTCTTCCTTAAATTCAGCGATTTCTTGCTGTAAGGACTCGGTTACCATTTTGTCTAAAGCCTCGACCATTACACTTTTATCGTGCTGGTAGCGGCGGGCGAATTCCTCACGTAACTCACTACGAACTGCTTCTTTGGCTTCAGCTAACTGAGCCTCCCAAGCTTCCGAAATGGCTTGACGTGTGTCTTCGTTGATAATGCCGCTATCAATTAATGGTTTCATAGCATTTAACATAACGTCTCCTATAATTTACAGTCTTTAATCAAGCGGATTACCTGCTCTTTTAAATACTTCTGGACTCTTGCGTTTGCACTGGCTTCACCTGCCATTTCAAGAGCCTTGTGTCCATGTTTCATATTCATTAAGCTTTCATAAATTGCTTTTGGATATGCATTTGGCGCACTAGGCTGTGCAACTACATCAACTGTGATAATTTCAAAGTCACTTACATGACCGTTAGCTTCATTGACGTTTCCGCTTCCGCGGCTCGAAACTCCTAACTTCACACCATTCTCTAGCATAGTCTTAACTAGTTGGCCCATTGGTGTTGGAAGAATCTTTAATGTACCGAATCCGTTCGGTCCATCCATCCACATATCTGTGATCATGTGGCTTACTCTGTCTAAGTTGATCTTTAAATCATCTGGGTGGTCCACTTCACCAAGCACACTGTACCCACCTTTTACTTGTTCCATAATGGTGTTTACTGCTTTGCCGATTTCATGGACGGGGTAAACACGTTGATTCGCGTTCTTAACCCCACCTTGGATAAAGATACCTTTCATCTTCAAAGACTTACCACCCTTGCCGTCATCCTCATTGAGGATTTCAACACGGGCGTTGTCAAAAGACAAGTCTTCTTTAAGATATCTAGACATTTAAGGTATTACCCTTTGAACCCTGGTGTGCCACCTGGGTTGAAGCTTTTCTTAACTACTGGTTGTGTACCAGCTGTATCTGCACCTTCTTTGGTCTTAGCAGTTTGCTTGTCTTTGTAACCTTTAGTGTTTGCTGCTGGGCTATTTTCATACTTGTCTTGACCCATTTTCTTTTCACCTTTGGTGTAAGCATTGCTTGGTTTCTTAGGACCAGTATTGCTGTCACGATCTGATGCAAAGCCGCCTTGTGCAATGTTCCTAGCAGAACCACCCATGTCGTTCTTTCCACCGATTTGTGTACTCTTTGAGTTAATTGGAGACTTAGTGCCACCAGAACCAATTGGGTCACCCTCAACTGGCTTAACTGCTGTAACTTTTTCTACATACTCACGCATTAAGTCTGCTGGAGACTTGCGAGATTCTTTAACTTTCTTAGCTTTATCTTCTTTTTCTGCAGCCTTGCCGTCATACTTATCACCCTTTACTGCTGTACCTGGGTGCTTTTTGCCTTTGCTATCAATCCACTCTTTGTCTGTTTTCTTGGATTCGCCGTAGATGCTTGCTTCACCAAACTTTTTACCGTCTGTGTCTGCTTCGTCACCTAATTCTTCACCGCCGAAGTCGTCTTCGCCGTCTTCGCTGTCAAAATCGCTTTCTTCGTCATCACCAAAATCTTCTTCACCGCCGAAGTCGTCTTCGCCTTCTTCGTCGCCGTGAATGCCAGGGAATTGTTCTTCTTCTGCTTCTTCGCCGCTCATTAAGCTTTCAAATTCAGCTTTAAGTTCGTCAATAGCATCTTCGAGATCCATCACACGGCCTTCGATATCGCCTTCTCCGCCCATATCATCACCCATGTCGTCACCGCCAAACTCGTCAGCGCCGCCCATGTCGTCACCGCCAAATTCATCGTCCATACCTTCTTCATCGCCGTCAATAACGTCCGTATCAGCAGCAATTTCGTCGCCAAAGGAATCTGCTCCGTCGCCTGCCTCAACAGGGGACTCATCATCCATCAAGCCTTCGTAGATTTCGCGGCTTTTTTCAACAACGATTTTGTGAAATAATGCTTTTGCTTTTGCTTCATCTTCGTTGATGATGTATTCAATAAGCTGTTCAAATTTGTTCATAGTTAGGAGCTCCTTAATGTATAGCTATATAGGGTATTTACTCAATTTTAAAGAAAAGTAAGTAATACTAGTGTTTTTTGAAGTTTTTTGCAGGATAATTACATTCCCATACCGCCACTGTCATCTTGAACAGGTGGTTTATACTGGGATGCTAATGTTTTTAGTTTTTGTTCGTGCTCAATAGTTTTAACATCATTCATCATGCGAAGTTTGTTAAGCTGGCTAAGAGTTAGTCTAGTCTTTCTCATGTCAGACAACGACAATATAGTTTGATCGTCCGTCTCAGTGCTGTAGCCGTCTGGAGTAGGCTCAATAATGCTAGTTTCAAAAATAAAAAGATCGTTTATGAACATAATGTTATTTATTGAATTTTGATTATTACATGCCGCCAGGCGTACCAGCAGCCAGCATCGCCTGTACCTGGATCTCCGCCAACATCCATATCTGCACCTTCCTCAGGCATTGGTGCTACAGATTCTAAATCTGCAGAAATTCCTCCTGCTGAAACACCAACTGAACGCAAATTAGGATCTGAAGGTTTAGAAGTATCCATATCAGCATGCTCTTCAGCCCACATTTCTTCGTTTTCTTGCATTTCTTCCTCAGACAAGCCTAAGTAACGCTTCATCATAAAACGTTTAGACAAATAAGGGATCTGCTCAACTTGTGTAAATGTGGAAATACGAGCAGTATCAATTTCAACTTGACGGTATTTTGTAAAGTTTTGCGGTTCGTTAAATTTTAAATCAAAAACACTTGAGTCTATGTTAATACCACGAAAATGTAAAAACAGCTTGAATTCTTTGCTTAGATTTTGTATAATTAAATTTTGCAACCGCATGCAATATTGGTTAAATCTCCATTCTTGGATCATTGCCATACCTACTTTGCCATCGCTAAAACTATTTGCTGCTTCATCAGTCTGTGTTGGGAGATAGCTTGATGGGATACGCAATCCACGAAATAATTTATTAGTAAAGAAACGTAAATCAGTAATTTCGCCTAAGTTTTGCCCACCTGGCAACGTATCAACACTACTACCTCTACCATCAGCAGTTTGTGGGAAGAAATAATCTTCGTTCATGCTTAATGGATTGTATGTCGAATCCATCATATTTGCGCCGCCGCCTGATTGGGTTGGAATTCTACGTTGATGAACTTCGTTTTTAACTCTTTCAACAAATGCCATGGCTAAGTGGGTTGGCATATTACCAACGTCAATCTTAAATACCCTACGCTCAGGTGCCCGCTGTACACGATATATAATAATTGCATCTTCAAGCAATTCTTTTTGTTTGAACACCTTAAACACGGTTTCAAGCACAGATGTGCCAAACGGCCACGTTATGTCTAACCCCTCAGTTAAACTTAAATGCATAATATGTTCTGCCTCAAGCACAGATTCATTTTTTGCATTACTAAATCTTGACCCACCTGCCCCACCACCACCTGCGCCCGGAGAGTAGGACGATGCCCCGCCACCAATTTGCGGATGGTTCATGTAGGTGTCAGATGTTGTTACTGCGGTTACTGTTAAATTTTCAAAGTTAGGGTTAAGTTCTTTGAGAACATACTGTTCTGGTTTTTTACCTTCAGACTCGTTAACTATAACTTTAGTTACCTTAGACATTTCAGTCCAATAAAGTTTGAAATTCTCTGGATCGCGCACAAAAATTTGATCGCCGTACTTTAATGTATTTCTAAACAACTTAAACATACGATTATCAAACTCATTTAACTTGCACCACTGTTGAAGTTGCTCTTTAATAATTTTAATTTCGTTGTCAGTTGGCTTTTCGTTAAATTTAACATCAAATGCCGTGCCATTTTCAACGTTAGCTTGTGTGCAAAACTCTGCCAAAATATCCAATGCTGCATTAATTTCACTGTCAGCGTCCATTTGCTCGTATTGATTATATCGTTCAATACGATTTGGATGACCAACGTATACGTCTGGCAGATTACTTTGGTAATTTTTAAATCCAAAACTTGCAGATGCAGAGTCGCCCCCATTAATTGGGCTTACATTACCGCCTACGTTAGCAGTTTTAAAATGTTTTTCTATATTTATGTATAATTAACCCATAACATTCAATTGTCGTTTGACCAAACCATTTTGGTCGCTTGACTGAGAAACTAACGTCTCTTGCTGTGACACTGAACGCTCTTGTAAATCACTAAGTTTACATATATTAGAGTTCATTTTTTCTATCCCAGTGGTAACCGGATCTTTACCTCGTACCCCATCTGGACCTTTAGCACCACTAAGTTGTACTGGCAACGAACCATTTTGAGCTACTGTATTATAATATTGCTGTTGGTTGTTATATTGTTCACTTCGTTGACTAACCATTGACGAAACTCCACCATTCATCCGGGTTAAGTTGTTTGTGCTAGAAGAAGTACCCCCAGCAGACGATGCCATAGACGGGGATGTTAAATTTCCAATTGCTGCTTTAATTTTTGCATCACTTGTCCCAGTATGTTGACCGTAAAAACTTCTCCCAGTTCTTGGGTCTGCAACTGACGCCCATTCTTTAGCTAACCCAGTTTGCAATTGATCGCCTGATATTTTACCTTGCAAAAATTTATCTAAACCACGTTGCTTTAAAAGTTGTGTACCCATTTTGTCTTGAGCTGCGGCATCAAATAAATCATCATCTTTATACCCAGCTTTAGCTTGTTGCTCTTTTAAAGTCCCTGAAATAAATTGATACTTTCCAACTGCACTTGAATTAAACTTATTTTTTGGGTCTCTTAGCATACTTCGTTGATATTCTTTAACTTCCCCAAATGTCATTTCACTGAGTGGTTTATTTCCTTTATTTCCATATTTTCCATACCCTAGAGAAACATCATACCCTGATTTCAACCCGTGTTTTTGTGCAGTAGCATCGTCTGTTCCTTCTCCCCTTGCTATTTGTTCTAGCATTCCTGACACTCCACCAGGTAAAGAAGAACTCGAACTATCATTTGGCTGCCCCGACGTTGATACCCCACCGTCTTGAGGTTTTACGTTAGCTGGATTAACATTTCCTCTGCCTCCCCCAACTTCACCTGGTTGTGGAACTACAGATTCTGGGTTTACATTTCCTCTGCCTCCCCCAACTTCTTGCGGCGTGGTACTTACATTACTGTCTGTTGAAGACTCATCGCTCCCACCTTGCTGGTTATTCCTTCTACGGCGTCTTGATGAAGAATTTCCAGATCCAGGTTGTTGATTGTTTGACCCACCCTCACGCATAGGAACTTTCCCAGTCAATTGTTCCCACCACGACGGCTCATCAGCAAATGAATCTTGCATATCAAGAAATGCAGTTGCAATCTCAGTTAATTTACCTGCTTCTATTTTAGTTAATGAGTTGACTATTTTTCCAAACTCTATTAGAATTTTATGAGCGTATGCATCTTCTGCTTCACCTTTCCCTAATGTACCATTTGCTAACATATTGCTTGGGGACGATGTTTTTAACTGTGCAGCAACAGCAGCTTGAGCTTCAGATTTTTTAGATTTTTGTTTTGCTTCAGATTCTGCTTTTGATTCCTTATTTTTTTCAGTTAAAGCTAGTGTTTCACTTTTTATACGGTCAGATCTAGCTTGATTAGCCATATTGTCTAAGAACATCCAGTCTGCGCCTGTTTCTATACCACGTGCAATACTTGATACAGACTTTTCAAAAATTGACATTTTCTTCCAATTTTCATCATCTTGCTGTTCGTTAATAGTATTCTTTCCAACGCCCATTGCACCAGCTGCTGCGTCAACTCCATACCCTATTGCTCCGACAATTGCTGCACCTTTTACTGCTTTTAACACTTTCCCTGCATTTAACCCACCTGGACCTGGAGCACCTGGACCTGGAGCACCTGGACCTGCCCCAGCTGCGCCTGCGTATGCGTTTGCGGCGGCTTTAGTAGCGGCTTTAGTAGCGGCTACTCCTGCAACCCCAGCTGCTACTGCTGCGCCTGCATACAACGCAGTGTTAGAGCTAGATGACTCACCTTTTTCCCCTGGTTTAGCATTAGCAGCATCAGGGCTTAGTTTTTGCAACTCTTTCATTGCTGCAATAATAGTGTCAGTGGCAACAGATAGTGCAGTTGCAAAATTTTTAACATTTGCAATTGCCAAATTTTGTTGTGTCATAGCAAATTCTTGATCTTGCTTAGTTAATCCAACTATGTTTGATTTGTCTTTTGGATCAAAGTTTTTTTGTGCTTCTTCGTTTTTCTTATACGCTGCTTTAAAATCTGCATCTTGCTTACTCCTAATCACCAATTGATCATTTATACTAGCTTGCGTTTTCAGAGTTTGATTGTTTCCAATTTGTCCAGCATTATATTTTGAATCATCTGTGCGTATAGTAGCTTCTGCTTCTGCGCCCATTGCTACTCTTGCACGTTGGGATTCAGCAGCAACCTCCTCGAGAGACTTATTAATCACCATCATGCCAGAATTACGCATGAAGTTTCCAACTTCTTTATTGTCCTCCATTGCAATCATTGTATTTGCATCTGTAGTAACTCCATGTTTACCAGTTTTTCGGTCCATGGTATTCCATATTTGCATTTGCCCTAAATGTAACTCTTTAGGGAGTGTTGTTAACGCTGCCTCAAATTTTTGCATTTCAGCTGCGCCGTATTTTGCAAGCAAGCCAGCCTTTTGAGTTTCAATTTTTGCAGCGTCTAACTCTGATTTACCTTCTTTACCACGCAAATCTGTCAACGTCTTCACTAAAGTTGCATATTTTAATGTTTGTGCAGCTATTTCTTCATCTGACCTAATTCTACTATCAGATGCCATTTTGTTTTGCCTCATTATTACCGTAGATAATGCGGCTTGCTCTTCAAATCCAATGCCCATAGCTAGCATTCTATCACTCATTGACCTGCCGGACTCATCCATAGAAGTTCTTGACGCTTTCATTACGGCAGCCATCTTCTTAGCTCCCTCAGTCATAGTCATCCCTGATGAAGTAATGTTTTCTGAGTTTTCACTCATTACTTTTGTCATCTGGGTTATTGTCAGTTGAGCTAAATTAGACGCCTCTGCCATTCCCTTAAGACCGTTTGAGAAAACTACACCAGCTTGAGATAATGCATTGAAATCGCGGATGAACCCTTTAGTTTGGGCCATCATCATTGTTATGCCAGTTTTGGCTAACTCTGAAACTGCTGAAGACAGCCCACCAAGCACTGTTCCTAAACCAGTGGCTGCTATCCCTACTAGTTTAAATTTACCCCCTGCCATCATTGCTGCGCCACCGGCAGACTGTAATCCACCGGCTACACCTTGCACTGCGGTGTTTGCGGTGTTAACTGCCCCAGTTAGTAACGCTGCTCCTGCGTCAAGACCTGAGGACCCAAGCAGTGATTTGTTTAACGCATCCTTCAACCCTGACGCCAATGATGCAGCAATGCTCCCTGTAGTTTTACCTAAATCATCTTTGAAATTTTTAGCGGCAGTAAGTTTAAAAGCTGCTGCCTCTAGTTCAGCTTTTTGCGCTATTAACTCGTTGCGCTTGTTGCTGTCCATGATCCCCTTGGAGATCTCGCTGCGAAGTGATGTTAACCGATCAGCAAAAGACTCTGCGCTATGGGTCCCGTCATTTAATTCCTTTTTAAACTCGTTCATCCCTCTCATTAGATCTTCAAAAGATTTTTTATGAGTTTTGTACGCTTTGTTTTGTGCAATGGCCCCAGCAATAGCTTCATCCATTGTTTTACCTTGGGCGAGCTGTGCGGTCATCAACTCTGTAAATCGAGTTCGTAATGCAGTTGTTATTTCTTCAAGATCTTTAAATCTGTCAATTAAGATATCGACGCCAGCATTTACTTCATCTGGATTTATTGTAGCCATTGATTTTCACCTATAAATATGTGTAATTATATTTATAAAGGATTTTTTTGATGGAACCACAATTGCCACCGTCATCGTTGCAGCAAGCATATCAACCGCAAATGCATCAACCACTTGCTGCTCATCAAAATTTTATTGCCCAGCCACAGCAAGCTAATGTTCAGCATGGCAATCCTTTAATGCGGCATTTTAGACAGCCAGTGTTATATATTTCACTAACAAGCAAAGGTTTATTTTGGCCAGACGGCACTTTGGATTTACCAGTTTCTGGTGAAATTCCAGTATACCCAATGACAGCCAAAGATGAAATTGTGTTAAAAACACCTGACGCGTTAATAAATGGAACTAGCGTAGTGCAGGTAATTCAAAGTTGCTGTCCTAATATTAAAAACGCATGGGAAATGCCAAGCATTGACGTTGATTCTACATTAATTGCTATACGAATTGCATCATACGGTCAAAATATGCCAGTGTCTGCTAAATGCCCGCACTGCGGCGAGGAACACGACTATGACATTAATCTCGCAGATGTTAAAGATCAAATAGTTTCACCCAATTATGGTGAGCCGATAGTAACCAAAGATGGACTGGTAATTAATTTACGCCCACTGAGTTATGCAAAAGTTAGTAAAGCAAATACAATGGCGCTCGAAGAGGACAAAATAGTTGAGTCAATGGCTGACCCGTTACTAACTGAAGAAGCTCGAAAAATTGAATATGATAAACACATAAAGAAAATAGTCGAGATAAACATTGCCAATGCCACAGACTGCACACGATCAATTATTGCTGACGGTATTGAAGTATCAGATCCAAAATTTATCATGGAGTATTATCAAAATGTTGAAAGCCAAGTTCTTTGGAAGATCCAATCTAGAGTAAAAGAATTTGCTGCTACAGTTGGAATAAAACCACAACCTACATTCTGTTCTGCATGCAATGGGGAATTTAAGTTAAACGTTGAATTTGATTATTCGCATTTTTTCGGCAACGGCTTTTGACATTAGACAACGATGGCATTATTGGGATAACTGAGCAATATGCCAAAGAGTCAAAAGCCATAAAAGAAGAGATTTTAAAATTGTGTTGGTTTATGCGAGGTGGCATAGCGTACAATGATGCTATGTTACTTAGCTCTGCAGAGAGATCAATAATAAGTAAAATTATTGAAGATAACATGGAAACAACTAAGAAAAGTGGGTTACCATTCTTCTAAAACAAAAAGCCGTATAATTATACGGCTTTTTCATGAGTTAGGCTAGTATGGGAGATTTTAGCCATTTGGAAAACGGAATTATACTTCGTTGTCCACCAAGCATAACATACCAAGTCTTTGCATCTTTATCCCATCTACCACCTAATTTTTTTACTAGATCTTTCTCAGAGTAAGGGACTAAAAGATCAATTCGGAATTCAGTATTTCCTAATCTTTTGTTTTTACTTAATTTGGGGGATTTAAATATTACTTCTTTCATTAAGTATTTATTTAGGAGACTATTCCTTATTCCCTTCATGCCGCGTTGTACGCGGCATGCCTTTCGCTATCGCTCAGGCATTTTATTTCTTATTAAGTTTTATTTTTAAGTTTAACCGATATAAAATTTGCCTCATTCCAAGAAGCCAGCACGGCAAATGTAACACAAAGAAAAAAGAAATCTGAGTTCTCCTTACCTGTGTTACACGTTGCAATATTCCCGTCGCTTTGCATCTAGATTCTTGTATTATGGAGGGGGATTGACTATGTCTCTCCAACCAGCCGTCTGCTGGTCCAAGGCGTGCTCGCTAGTGTCGTATTAGCCAATCTCTATGCCTAGCTCAGTGGGATATACCGTAATTATGAACCACTGACCGCATTTAAAACCAAATAATCTACTACTAAAACATCGCTCCAGCGTAACTCTTGACTCTGGGGTTGATTTTTTTAAGGACTGCTCATCGCAGTGTAATAGATCGCGACGAGTTCGCTTAGGACAGTGGGCCACTCCACCAATGAGAGCCTTGCCACACAGAATAAATTTGGGCACTGTGCAAACCCTTGACTCGACTAATTATGACGGCGTATAGCCCCGCTGTGTGCATGTGGCGTGGTGCCTGGGCTCTTTTAAACGAATTGAGATGGTCTCAGTAAGACAGTGTAACATAAAAATAACTGCATCCTTCACCAGTAGCTAGGGAGTTGACTATTTTTCTATGTTTATTGTGCCAAAATAAAAAAATTATTGTTGGACATTGATAAGAAGTCTTCTAATCGATATCCAAAAACATGTTTGTAAGTTAAAATTAAATTTAAATTTGCTAGACGTTGTTCGACAAATACAAGTTCGTCCACCCCATTGTATTTCATAACTAACAGCATTTCTTTTTTGCTACTTCTAGCATCTTGAGTTGCTTGCTCAATCCACGTATCCCATTGCGAAATTTTACCCTTCACAATAGCAGCAAACGTGGGGCCTGTTTTGTAATGCTTGCATTCTACAGAAAATTTAAAATTCTCTGGACAAATAAGGTCACCGAAATTTGCATGACCTAAGTCATGCGTTTCGGTGCGTTTTTTATTTGACCCACCAAAAAACGAACCGCTGTCAGGATTTCTTCTGAACGCTGACTTAATCCCTGTGAGAGGCTCAAATCTTGCAGACAATAAGTTTGCAATTTTGCGCTCGAATGAGCTTCCTTTATTCTTTCCGTTAACTGGCATTTATGCAATTATTTATTATTTTGCAGTCATTAAATTTTTCTTTTCTTGTACTTCTGCCTAATGCAGCACGGGCACGGGCAGCCGCAGCTTTTACGCCTTTATCTTCAAACTTTGCAGATTCTTCCAAGTAGGTTGCATACGCTGCTACAATTGATTCATGTGTTGTCATTTTTTATTCCTTATAAAAGCCATAGGCTTACATTAATTTAGCAATTAATTCAGTTACTGAACTATTTCTATACCACTTCTGTGTCTGTATTATAGCTCGTAAACCCACCTTCTTTGACCAAGCCACACGCTCTTACTACCGTCCCGCGCCATACGTTTTAAAATGCCCATTGCATTTTCAACGCCACTGCTATCTAAGCCGTTATCAATTAACTCATCAATAAACAACAAATTTACTTGCTCATACAAACTTTCCCACACATCTCTAAACGCCCACGACAGCGAAAGTATTAACCGCCCACGCTCACCACGAGATAAATTATCAAAATCTAGTTCTCTGCCTAATTCTTCAATTTGCACTGATAGATCATTTTGGAATACTACTGTATGTGGTAATCCAATTTTATCTAAGTAGTAAGATAAACGAGCATTTAAATATGTTAAATTTTGATCAATGATTCGTTTACGAATAAAACTATCTTTGTTCGTTAACAGTTTAAGCAAAAACTCTTGATGTTCTTTGACCTTGGTTGCCTTATCAATTATAGAGTAATCAATAGCAGTCAAAGCAGTAGATTCCATTTCTTGAATTTGATCAGAGTACGGATTTTCCTCTTCCATTTTTGTTTCAAGTTGCTTTGACACGTGAGCAACTGTAGTTTTATGGTTATGCGCGTCTGATGATTTTACATAATGTGTTACTGGTGCTGATCCCAATGGGCCGTACAATGTAATTCCTTCACTGATTTGACTACCTAAGTCTTGTAAATCAGTAAGTTTAGCATAATGCTCATTTAATGAAGAAACTTTTGACTCAAGTATCGTTTCTTGAGTACTGTCATGAAGTTCTTGCCCACACGAATGGCATTTGTGACCGTTAAGGGATTCAATTTCTGGCAATAATTTTTCTATGCTCTTGATTTCACGCGCTATATCTTTTTCATTACGCAGTAATTCGTGTTCAAGCTCTTGCAAATCCTTTTTCTTTTGATTAAACGTTTCAAGAAGTGCATGCTGATTAATTTCACCGTTTACATCAATAGTAAGCAACTCGCCAAGTTTTTCAGATAAATCAGTAATCTCACCATCGTGTTTTGTTTCCCACAATTTTTGTCTGCGCTTCAGTGATTCAACTTGTTCTTCAATTTTTTTGTTTGCCTCTGAGATAGCTTTAATTCTATGTTCTTCACTAGTTATAGTTTCTTTTGACACTCTAATTTGCTCTTTGAGTGCTTCAGATTTTTCACTAAGCATAGTAATGCCTAGTAATTGTTCAATGATTGTTCGCTGATCGTTTGCTTTGAGGCTTAAGAAAGGCTCTGTGTAGGTGTTAAGGGCAACGATATGTTTAAACATATCGTGCGTCATATTTAAAATACGATCAATCTCTGATTGCGTCTCACGCGAGTCACCTTGTGCATCATTGTCTTTTGACTCAAAGGCAATATCACCTTTGTAAAACATCAAAATGTTTGGCTTCCGACCACGCTCAATGCGATAAGTTACCCCATCTTTTTCAAAGTCAATAGTAACTATCATTCCTTTACTATTTGTCTTATTAATAAGATTGTCACGACGAATATTTGTTAATGCTTGCCCAAAGAACGCATAACTTAGAGCGTTTGCGATTGTTGTTTTCCCTGTCCCGTTGCGAGCACCACTGTCATCTCCGCCAAGGTCTAAGTTTTCACCAAGAACTAATGTAAGGTCTTTTCTATCAAAGTTAATAGCCTGCGTGGCATTACCCACAGACATAAAATTTTTAACGGTGAGATTTTTTATTTTAAACATTTAAAGATTTCGATAAATTTCTAGCAAAATTTTTGGATCATAATGATCACTCTTAATTTGTGATATTTGCTCAGACACAATTTGATCCACTGACAGAAATTTAATGTCTCCAGGCTGCACATCTACACTAGCTAAGTCTTTTTTAGCAGGTAGTATTGTGATTTCCCTAAGTTGATAAGTAGTTGCAAATGTTTCTTTAATGAACGTTGCCTCTTCGTAACTGATGTCGATATCAAGGTTTACTCGCACATGCATCTTAGGTTTAAGAATAGTTTCAGCTTTGTTAAGCACGTGGCTTAATGCGTAGACGCGATATTTAGGCTGATCTGGCCATGCATGGAACTCACGCTTCTTTCCCCACTCTAAAATCATACACCCACGCTCGTCGTCCCCAACATCGCTGTAATTGTGTGGAAAGCAGTTACCAATGTAAGTAATGTTTTTGCCTACCTGCCGTTTATGGAAATGTCCGCTATACACTTCTTCAATGTTCTTAAAGTGGTCATGCTGAATTTCGCCATGATCAGGCATTTGAATTTGGGCATTCATAAAAAAGTGAGGTAACTCAAAATGCCCAAAACAATATTTGGCCTTCATCTTCTCAATTTTTTTGTGCTCGTCTTTAACTAACCATGGTACAATAGCAACATCACCCTCAGTAAAAAACTCATTTACGATTCGAATGTTAGGGATATGTTTGGCCCATTCAGCACTTTGAATGTCACGTTTATCACGATAATAAAGATCGTGATTGCCTGGAATGAAATATACTTGGAAGTGTTTAGACATCATTTCCAACGCTTGCAGACTATAATCAAGAGTAACTAAGTTAATGCTAGCGCGGTTATTATGCCAATCACCAAGAAAAAAACAAGTATCACATCCTTGCTCTTTGCCTAATTTGACTGCCCATGTAACAAAATCTAGGCAGTCTTGGTTGTGGATTGAACTATTTGATTTTAGTCCAAGGTGAATGTCTGTAAAGACTAGTGCTTTTTTAAATAAATTTGGCATTTTGCTATTGTAAACTATTTATAGAGCACTAATCAACAGCAATTTAATCAATCATCATGCCCACCGTCAGCACCTTGATACCCTCCGCTCATTCCTTGACGTGTGTAACTTGGGTTGAAATTGTTCATTTCTAGAATGTCGTCACGAATATTTTGATTGCGTTTTTCAATGTTTAACACTCTGGTAAACGAGTTAGTGATAGCTGCTGTATAATAAGCAAATGGGTTTTGTGATTTTGATTCGTCAAATTGGAGACCAATTTGAGATAACTGCAACAATGCCTGAGAGCGCATTTCGTCATTATATGTGTACCCACGCCAGTTAGATCTAGTAGCATAACGCTCACACAATTTCATATACATAAGTGCAAGTTTTTTTGTAATTTGACCGTGATCTTTGCTAAACTCACCAGCAATTACATCACCTTTCCAGTGGCTTTTGCCTACTAGTTGCGGTACTAAATTCTCATCTAGCTTATAGTGCTGAAACGATGGAAAGTTAACTTTGACGTATTTGGTTGGAGTTGGTGTCGCTAACGCAGTGGGAATTTCTACGTCATCATCGCTTTCAAGTAAGTCTGAATCATCCTCGATCATTAATGTTTTTGCTTTTTTACCTTTGACTATTTTTGGTGCACTTGGTGGTGCTTCGGGTATATGTTCCCAGGTCATTAATCTAAAAATAACGTCCTGCGGTGTAATAGTTTCTACTGCTACTACAGCTAGCTCACTCTTTGGTTTTTTCCCTTCTAATAATTCTGCTTCCTGTGACAGTTTAGTTAACCTTAGAGCCCTTGCTGCCATTGCTTCAGGCGGGAACGTAGCAGTAACATTTTTAACTTCTTCTGTATCTTCGTCTACAATTTTTCTTGTCTCTGTTTTTTCTTTAAGCAGTGAGGGAATGTCAGATAGGCTTCGAATAATGATATCGTAGTCAGCGTATTCAGGTAAAGTAAAACTGCAATACGCTGACTTACTTTTATGAATTTCCTTTAAAATGTCTTTGTTGTTTAAATAATTGACTTTCTTCACGTGACTACACCTTTATAATATATGTGTATAATAGCATAGATAAATATATAAAA